GTGCAGTGGCTGCAGGTCAGCCAGCAGAACCAGGCCGCTCAGGAGCGTGCCGTTCAGCTCGATGATGAGTTGGGCGAGATCGACGCCCAGATGGAGGGGTTGCAGGAGCGCCGAGCCACCGGCGAAGCCCGCTTCGAAGAACTCGACCAGCAACTGGCTCAAGAGCAGGAACGTCACGCTGAGCTCGATGAAGCACCGATGTTCCAGTTGGCGTTCTACAAAATGCTCCAACTTCAGGACAAGAAGCAGAAGTTCTTGTTTCAGGTGGAACTAAACTCGTTGCGGGAGAAGCAATTACTCTTCCAGCGTTTCTTAGTGTTACTTCAGCAGGTAAGGCAGACAAAATTGCTGTGACAGATACCACCCAATATGTTGTAGGTCAGGCACTTACAGCGGCCGCGGCTGATGCTGAAGTCATCACCGCTGTTGTGAACTGTGCCAACCCAACGAGAGCGAACTAGGGGGCTAACTAAAAATGCCACAGCCAAATATCAATTCCGTCCATGTGGACGCGATTCTTACAAATATCTCGGTTGCTTACTTACAGAACCAAGATAACTTTATCGCTGACAAGGTATTCCCAGTAATTCCTGTCGATAAGAAGAGCGATAAATACTTCACTTACACCAAGAACGATTGGTTCCGCGATGAGGCTCAACGCCGTGCGCCTGGAACTGAATCTGCTGGTGGCGGTTACAACCTCTCAACTGGAACATACTCATGCGATGTATGGGCGTTCCACAAAGATGTTGATGACCAAACCGTTGCTAACGCTGACGCTCCTTTGAATCCTCTTCGTGAGGCAACAGAGTTCGTTACACGCCGTTTGCTTCTTCGCCGTGAACTTCAATGGGTCTCTGACTTCTTTGGAACTGGCGTATGGGCTGACGACATCACAGGCGTAAGCGGAGCGCCATCTTCAGGACAGACAAAGCAATGGAGTGATTACACTTCATCTGACCCAATCTCTGACATTGAAGCAGGTAAGGCAGAAATCCTTGCTAATACAGGAATGGAAGCAAACACTCTTGTTCTTGGATACGATGTATTCAAGTCACTCAAGAATCACCCTGACCTTGTAGACCGCATCAAGTACACATCTTCACAGACAATCACAACCGATATGTTGGGCGCAATGTTCGACATTCCTCGCGTTATGGTTGCGAAGGCAGTCAAGGCAACAAACGCAGAAGGCGCATCCGAAGCATACGGATTCGCTCATGGTAAGAAGGCTCTTCTTTGCCATGTTGCTCCTCAGCCTGGGCTACTAACCCCTTCCGCTGGATACACATTCGCATGGACTGGCGTATCAGGCGGACTCGGCGCAACAATCGGAACTTCACAGTTCCGTATGGAATCCATCAAGTCAGACCGTGTTGAAGCAGAAATGGCTTTCGATAACAAAGTTATTTCTTCAGACCTCGGCTACTTCTGGACCAGCATCGTCGCTTAGTTCAAACAAAGAAGGGGGTGAGACTTTTGAAGGTCTCACTCCCTTCCTTTATTTAGGAGAAATCAATGCCAAATGTAAATAGACTTTCCAAGGGCGAAGTAGCAGTCGGAGCATTACAAGTTGGAACAAACGATATGGTTTACGGTATCGAGTTCGGAACAGTAGAAATCGACCCTGCTTCAATCAACGCAACAACCCGTGGTGGAACAACCTTCACACTAACTGGTGCGGCTACAACCGACATCATTATCGTGAATCCACCATCAACACTCAACGATGATTTGATTTTCTGTGGCGCGGCAGTAACAGCGGCAGATACAGTCACCGTTTATCTTTACAACCCAACCGCAGGTTCAATCAACCAAGCGGCCAACATTTTCATACTGCTGGATTGACACAACTGCGTAACATGAAAGCACAAATTCTAAAATCAATGATTGTTGATGGTCGCAAACTTGTGGCTGGAGACATCGTAGAAGTAAAAGGTTGGCGCCATGCTAAGGCTTTGGCTAATAACCGATACATCAAATTGATTGAAGATAGCGCTCCAATCGAGGAGCCAGTAGCCGAGGAACCAAAACCAAAGGCTAAGAAGAAAGCAAAAGAAGTCGCTGAATAGTGCGAAGGGCGATTCGGTAAAATGAGTCGCCCTTTTCTTTCTTAGGAGTTTATATGGCAGTATCACACGCAAGAATTTCAGTTGGTACAACGGCTACCAAACTTACCTCTGACTATGATGGCAAAGACGGTCAGACCATCAATGTTCAGAACCCATCGGCAAGCACCACGGTCTATCTTGGTGGCGAAGGTGTTACAACCACA